TCAATTTTTGCCATAGCTCGTTTATTGCTCGTTTAGCGACACTTTTTGTCGTTTAGTAATATTATGTTCGTACTGTTCTATTTTCCTGTTCAGATACCATTGTGCTTTCCGCAAATCTTCCAGCTCTTTGCCTTTTTTATCTGCCCTTAGAATGTACTTTAACACATTCCCTAAGTGAAAGTCTAGGTTATAGTGTTCTATTATCTTTATAGCTTCGTAGGTATTGTCGCCTCCGTAATGAATTGGGTGATGTATTGATTCTGACATTGGTTTTTATTCAAATTCTTTTTTATCAATTACAACTCCATTACGTTTGATATTCAAAGTAGGGTCTAGTTTAATCATTCGCTTTACTATTACATCGCAGTATTTTGGGTCAAGTTCCATTAGTCTTGCCTTACGATTTAATTGTTGTGCAGCTACCATAGTGCTACCACTTCCACCAAATACATCAAGAACTATATTATTTTCTTTACTGCTATTTTTCATTGCCCTTTCAGGTAGTTCAACAGGTTTTTGTGTTGGGTGATATTCATTTTTACTTTCTTTTTTTAATTCCCATACTGTCTTTTCATCACTTGCTCCATACCATTGTGGAGAATGACCTTCTTTATAAGCATAAATACAAGGCTCATAATTTGGTATATATTGAGACATAAATGCGCCTAAACCACTTTTAACTTTATACCAACATATTACTGCTCGTACTTTTAAAGATAGTTTTGAGAATGAAGCAAATGTTTCAACTGCTTTACCATTAGCATACCATATATAAAAAGCTGAATGATGGTGCGAAAATAGTTCTGCATTCATTAATGATTCATAAAAAAGGTCGGTTAAATCTTGCCCTTGTAATGTATCGTTTTCTATTCCTGTTCTTTTCTTTTTGTTATGTCCACCTTCATAACTTACTCCATAAGGTGGGTCAGTAAATACCATATCTGCCTTTTGTCCGTTCATTAGCTTTGCCACTTGGTCGCTATCCGTACTATCCCCACAAAGCAAACGATGCTCTCCTATCTCGTAAAGGTCTCCTAAAACGGTTATAGCTTCCGTTGGTGGTGTACTATCAAAATCGTCTTCTATTGCATCTAATACTGTTTCTTCTTCTTCTATAGTCTCACTCACTACATTTACACTTTCAATATTGACTTCTTGAATATCTATGTTTTCAACCTCTAAAAACTCTATTAGGTATTCTTCTGCGAATGGATTAGACTTTTGATTAAATACTGATACTAGAATTGATATAGCTTCCTTTCGGTCTTTAGCTTCGATTTCAACGGCGTTTAGTTCCTTTGGCACTTTATGACCTTCTGCTATTAGTTCGTTTAATACATCGAGCCTATGATGTCCGTCGATGCAGTAATATTCACCTTCGTTCTCCCATACATAAAATGGAAGTGAAAATCCGTACTTTAATAGCGACTTTTTAAGGTGCTGAGTATTGTAAGGTAGCTTCACATTTTCAGGCTGCAACGCTTTAATCTTTTGCCAGTCTATCTTAATAGATTGCTTTATCCTATCTTTCATTTATTTTTTCGTTTATCCATTTAGTGTAATAGTATGCGAACTGTTCATAGGTTAATCTATATTTAGCTAGTGGACTTGACATATATTGGTGATGTAAAACCTCTAATGGAACTCCATTCATATCGCAAAATTAATCATTTTTTCTTAATTGCTCATAGATTTCACGTTGCATTCTCATTTTGTTCTCCGATACTAATCGTTTTTTCACCTCCACAATAATAGCCATCTTATCAAAGTCAGTTAAGTCTGCCTCGTCTAAAATGGCTAGTATCTTCTCAGCTAATTCAAATTTATCCATTGATTGTATTTAAAATGGGCAATATTCTTTTTAACTTTTTATTCGTAAATCAGCGAGTTATACCACAATTTCCCAATCATGCATATCATCCATTAATTCAATTTTTCCTTGTCCTTGTTCTATTAGTTTATTTAGAACGCCTAATCCATAAGAAGTTGCTGTTCCGTATGCTTTTTTGTAACATTTATAACAACTTCCGCTAAAGCCAATAAAATAATAGAAGTCTTCGTCTTGCTCTACTTTATTAATTCCAGAGTTTAATTTCCATCTCTCACAATCAATATAGCCACCAGCCCAAGTTCCAAAAACTTTATAGTAGTTGTTTGGTAGTTTTAATATTACCCATCTTTCAGGGCTTTCGCTTATATTTCTATTCGTACCGTTATGCACTAGCTTTATTCAATGACTTCAATAACCTAGTCACTTTGGCTTTATCCTTTGCCATTAATGAATAATTCAAATAGGTTACAGGCTCACCATATCTATTTTTAGAGCTTACTTTTTCTCTTTTGAGTGTGATTTCAAAAGGCTGCTCAATTTTGCGGATAATCTCTCGGCTGGCGTTTGAATATCCGAAGTCTTTCATAATTGTTTTGCAGTTTAGGACTTTGCCTTCCAATAGGCTTTGTAATAATTTGATTGTGCTTTTCATTCTTTTAGTTTTTAGTGGTTAATTTTTTCAATTGATTCTATCATTTTATATAGGTTGATTTTATTAAGCATTATGTAGCTGCATTCTGTTGTAATTATTTCAATACAATCTTTAACTACATAACAATCTAATGGGTCTAATTCTGCATCTATTATTTGAATATAACCTTTTTTGCTTAGCTTATTAGATTTAGGATATAATATTTTCTCTATGTTCATATATTACTGATTAATCATATCTAAAGCGTCAATTTGTCTATTCCTTTCAATACGTAATACATAATCCGCAAAAGAAACTCCATGTATATAATTTTCGTTACTCTCTACTGCGTCTTCATATTGGTGTTGTAGTTCGTCTATCCATTCAAAATTTTCTACTAATGTAGGATAATGGTCTTTCCAATTCATTTCTTTTTGGATTTCAGTATTGTTTTCGGCATAATGTACCAATCCTAATACTTCCAATGTTTGTTCTGGTGTTAAATTTGTTAAGTTCATTCTTTTATAATTTAGTTGGTTAATTTATTCATATATGACCGCCATTGAATCATTTAATACTATCGGACACCACTTGCCCTTATATCTTAAAAATCCGTCGGCAGTTACTGAGCTATCCTTTTGTTTAAACTCAAAGTATAGTTTTTGTGTTGACCTTGTAGAGTCAGTTGGTGGGATAAGGTAAGCTATCATTAAGGCAAAGATAATCAAACCGAATAAAAAGTATCTACTCATATATTTATTTTAAAGTTACAAATTGAATTGATAGGCTCAAATGCTCCGAAACTTACTATCCTGTTAATATATTGCTTATCTATATTTGCTTGCTCATATCGCGCGCATTCGTGCCTTATTTCGCATTCTTTATTAGAACACCTAGCAATATCTAGTGCAATCAAATCTTTTAGCGGATATACTAGCAACCCGTCACCGCCTTCCGGACAATTATCTATTGACATATTTTTTTCTCATTTACTGGTTTTATTTCTTTGCCAACTCGTGCCATAAATATTATAGTTTTATCATGCGCTAATCCAGAAGTGTGAAATAGCTCCACATTGGATTCAATTTCTTTTACAGCTCCCTTTAATCGACTTGGATTTAATATCATCGCCTTGCACTTTATAGGAGGCTCAATAGGCATTTTTTTATGAAAACGGTATTGCTCTAAGTCCATTAGAAAGGTGTCTTATCGTCTGACTTAAATTCTTGTTTTGGTGCTATTGGATACTCTTTGGCTTTTGAAAATACGACCTTACCATTACCTACATAAGTGCGAGACGCTTTACTTTCTCTTTGCTCTTTGGTTTGACTTATCCATGCAGATACATTGTTTCCGTAATTGTCGACTTTTTCGTCAACTGAAATAGTGATTGACTTTTTTTCTTCTTTTAAATACAGGTTGATTAACATTTGATTATTTGTTTAATGATTGAATAAATTTTTTGATAAGTTTAATTTCAGCAGCTCTGATTTTGTAGTCCATATAGTTTGGATTGGACATTGATTGCAGTCGTTCCAATATATGTAGCTCCTTTATCCATT